AAGTTTGTTTATGGTCTTGCGAAACCGTGTCCAGGATGTGCAAGAGCAATTGCAACTTTTGATATCAAAAATGTGTTCTATAGTTTAGACAATAATGGTTATGTGCAATTGTGAGGCAAAATGAAAATTCAAATTGAATTAGATGAAACGCAGATGATCCCGTATCTAACAGAAATGGCAAGAGATCAAATCTGGCATATCAATTATACAATTAAAATGCTACGGAATAATTATACAGATTCTGCATCTCCAATTCATTTGTTTAAAGATTTGCAAGACTTTTTTGCAACACTTGATGCGACAAATAAGTTACTTGTATATCACGGAGGAGAACCAGTAGAACTGGTGTGTGCTAATGTTGAAGTGGGATATGATTTAGACGGAGAACCCTTCAACAAATAGGCCTTGACATCTGTATTTGTGTGTGCTATATTAGTATCACAATTAGGAGAGACGAGATGAAAACCCAGGTTAAGATTGTTCCGATCTCTTACCGTTCTGTTATGCATTCCAAGCATTTCAATCTTGGTGTGGATGATGTTGTGAAGAATAAAGGATGGAATATTCTTTATGATACTTGGACTGCAAACAAACAGTGGAACTATGAACGTGGTCGTCTTTTTGCAGTTTATACTAAGGGCGGTGTGCCTGTAAAGGGAAACAAAAAAGTAACAAGTGAAGCAATTCGTGCAATGTTTGACGGATTTATAGAGAAAGCAATTCTATAATAATTACCCTCGGAATTTTATTCCGGGGGTAATTTTGTATATTGACAATGATTCTGAAGTTGCCTATATATATGTTGTGCTGCCTAATGGAGCACATAATTCAAACCTTGCTTAAATAGGAGGAATAACATGGGTTACAATTCTTTTCCAGACGTTTATCGTGCATTATCTGTTGGTTTTGAAGATACTGTAAAGCAACTTGATTCAATTGCACGAAATACCGCAAAGTCTTTTGGATATCCACCTTACAATATTGTGAAGGTTGATGAGAATAAGTATGTAATTGAAGTTGCCGTTGCTGGATTTTCCAAACAAGATTTGACTGTTGAACTAAAGGAAAACTCGTTGGTGGTTTCTGGTAACATTACAGCAAACACTCCTGCGGAAAATTATCTCTACAAGGGTATTGCAGATCGTGCCTTTACCCGTGCTTTCAATATTGCAGATACGGTAGAGATTCAAAACACACAACTTATGAATGGAATGCTTAAGATATTCCTAGAGAATATTATTCCAGAACATAAGAAATCACGAAAGTTTGATATTGAAGATGTACAGGATACCACAAAAACAAAAAAGTAACTTTTTTTGAAAAAGTATTTGGAAAGAGAAGGGGGTAACTCCTTCTCTTTTTTTGTTATTGACGATTATTCATAAATGGATCATGCTAGTGCCATATGACCTGTTTATAGATCAAGAGAGGTATAATGAACTTCTATACAAATGTTGCACAATACAAGAGTCAAATTCTTGTACGTGGATACGATAATGGGAAAAGATTCAAGGAAGAAGTTCCTTACTGCCCGTATTTGTTTGTATCTTCAAGAAAAGATAGTAAGTATCGAACAATCGATGGTTCTCCTGTTATGAAAAAACAGTTTGAATCAATCTACGAAGCACATCAGTATTATAAAACACATAACAATGTTGATGGGTTCAATATCTATGGACTCAATCAATATGCATATACTTATATCCATGATACCTTTCCAAATATCAAATATGATACAAATCTAATCAAAACTGTAGTGCTCGATATCGAAGTAAGCACTGATGAAAAATTCCCAAATATTCAAGAAGCAGATTGTAAAATTACTGCTATTACACTGTTGTATAATGACATCATCTTTGCTCTTGGGTATGGTGATTTTGCAACGAAAGATAATAAAGTGAAGTATATTCGTTGTAAGAACGAGCATGATTTGCTTCATAAGTTCATTAAGATCTGGTCATCAGAATTGTATAGTCCTGATGTTGTTACAGGTTGGAACGTAGAACTATTCGATATTCCATATTGCGTTAATCGTATTTCTAGGGTGCTAGGACGAGAATTTGCGGACATGCTGTCCCCATGGGGCATACTAGAAGAAAGAACTGTAGTATCTCACGGGAAAGAGAATACGGCATTTACTCCTATTGGTGTGAATGTTCTTGATTATTTTCAGTTATATAAAAAGTTCACATATACACAACAGGAATCATATAAGTTAGATAACATTTGTTATGTTGAACTTGGAGAGAAGAAATTAGATTATTCTGAATATGAATCGTTGGCAGGATTGTATCGAAACGATCATCAAAAGTTCATGGAATATAATATTCGTGATTGTTTGCTAGTAAAGAAACTAGACGACAAGATGAAATTGCTCGATCTTGTTTATACCTTTGCATACGATTCTGGAATTAATTTTGTTGACGCATTAACTACGGTGAGAACCTGGGATGTAATTATTCATAATTATTTGTTGGATAGAAATATCGTAATTCCACAAAAGAAAGATAATAAAGCAGATCGTATTCCAGTTGGTGGATATGTAAAAGATCCGCAAACGGGAATGCACGATTGGATCGTATCTTTTGATTTGACGAGTCTATATCCACATTTGATTATGGGTTATAACATCTCACCAGATACTTATCGTGGTAAACTGGATAAGATTTATTCTACAGAAGAATTGTTGGAAGGAGTTAATCCTGACGTTCAACAATACTGCATAGATAAAAACTTATCCTTCACTGCAAATTCTTGTTTTTATACCCGAGAGTTTCAAGGGTTTCTTCCTGCATTGATGGAAGAACTCTTTAATAAAAGAAAAGAGTATAAGAATAAGATGCTTGATTTGAAGAAAGAATACGAGAAAACCAAGAATCTGGAATTGCAGAATGAGATTGCTAAGTATGAGAATCTACAGATGGCAGCAAAGATCAAACTCAATTCTGCCTATGGTGCTCTTGCAAATACTTATTTCAGATGGTTTGATTTTAATTATGCAGAATCTATTACTATGTCCGGACAATTAACAATTCGTTGGGCAGAAAAGTATTTGAATGCATACTTAAATAAAATACTCAAGACAGATGGAATAGATTACTGCATTGCAAGTGATACCGATTCTGTTTATCTTAATTTTGGTCCTGTTGTTTCTAAATTTGGAACGACGGATAAGATAGAGATTATCAAAACGATTGATAATTTGTGTGAAAAGAAAATTCAACCGATCTTAGATAAGATCTATACCGATTTGTCAAACCAGATGAATGCTTATAAACAGGCAATGTTTATGAAACGAGAAGGCATATCAGATCGTGCAATTTTCATTGCAAAGAAACGATATATTACCAATCTTTGGAACAATGAAGGCATTCAATATGAAAAACCAAAGTTGAAAATGATGGGCATCGAAGCAGTTCGATCTTCAACTCCTGCTTCCTGTAGACTTGCAATTAAGAATGCCATACAAGTTATCTTGACTGGAACTGAGGATGATGCTATTAAATTCATCAATGAGTTTAGAGACTCATTTGTAACTCTTCCGTTTGAAGATGTTGCTTTTCCTCGTGGAGTAAATGGCATGGATAAGTATTTTGATAGAGAAAACATTTATAAAAAGAGTACACCAATCCATGTTCGTGGTGCATTACTTTACAACAAACTAATCAAAGATAGAAAATTGACTGACAGGTTTTCTGAAATCTTTGATAAGGAAAAGGTAAAGTTCTGTTATTTAAAAATGCCAAATCCATTACAAGAAAATGTAATATCTGTGCCTACTGTTTTGCCCAAACAACTTGAATTAGATAAATATATAGATTACGAACTTCAATTCGAGAAAGCATTTCTTGAACCAATTAAAACCATCTTGGATGTTATTGGTTGGCAAACAGAAAAGAAAACCACAATATCTACATTTTTTGCATAAAGGTAACAAATGAAATCTTTTAAAGAGTTTAGAGAACAATATCAAAATCTTCCTCTACTTACAGAGGAAGAGTTTCAAATCTTTCTTCAAATTTTACAAGAATCAGAAAATCCTGAAGATTATTATGAACAAACAAAAAAACAAATGGGTCCAAAGATGGGTCCATTATTGGGTAAAGGTTCTTCAAGAGCAGCACATGCTGGAGTAACTATTCCAATTAAATTGAGACAATATAGTAAGGATGGTGGTTCATATACTGTGGTGGACCATCATGTTCCTGTTGTTTATAAGTTTGCTATAAAACATTATAGCAGTTATGATTCTGTGCGTGAACCACATCAAAAAATGTTGGGTCAATTGCAAAATTTGAATGAAGTACATCCTGTTTTTGATCCTCTGAGAACATATCACAAACATGAAGATGGTACATATTCTGCAAATCCACATGGTATTATACCAACGGTATTTCATGCACATCCAGAAGGATTATATTTAATATCAGAAAGAATTCGTCCTATTAAAACAGCAGATTTCCATAAGATTCATGGAATACATATGGATGATATGGGAGATTATTTAAATGCTTTGCGTAATCATGCGATAAGGGGTCTTGGCAGTACAACTACTGGTATGGATATACAACAACACCAAGAATATGGTAAACATAATATAACAGAAGATCATCCATTGGTAAAATCATGGAGGTCCGCTGTAACAGAAGCAGGACTTCATGGTGGAGACTTCAACGAAGATAATACTGGGATGAGCATAAATCATCCACACGGAGAAAGAGTATTGATGGCAGATTCTGGATTTCTTACACCACCTGGGCATGTAGAAGGATTACATAATACTGTTAAAGAATATGCTAAACGTAGTGATAAAAAATATCAAGCTGATCGTAAAAAAATAAGAATGGGGATTCCATTAACTAATTATTCGAGAGAGTAAAAATGATAAAAAATGATGATGATGATTTCGGTTTTACTATTGTTACTGAAGAAGAATTAAAAGAATATGAACGATTGCTTGAAAAGCAATTAGTTGAAGTTCAAACTTCTGCACAACAAAAAATGGAAGGACTGAAAACACTATTTATGCCTTTACTTATTAATCTGATGAAAGATGAAGGCAAAACTTATATTTATTGGCCAAATCGAGTAGAAAAGATTAAAGCATTTATACAGAAAATAGATAAGTATATACAAGACAACAAATAAAAAAGACCTTGACTTTTGGTTTTGATTATGGTAATCTACACATACTGAAATCAGACCAAAAGGAGGACTTATGGTTCTGAATCACGTCGCACGATTAGTTGCGATTATTATATCCATTGCTGCTGGAACGATCTCTGTGATCGGACTAGCATCAATGTTCTCTGGTGCCTTTTGGCCTGTCGTTATTGTTGCTTCATTACTTGAGGTTGCCAAAGTAGTAACTGCTGCTTGGCTGGAGCAACATTGGAAAACACTTGGGTATAAACTCAAGAGTTATCTAGTTTCTGCTGTTATCGTGCTGATGTTAATTACATCACTCGGCATTTATGGGTTCTTCGCAAGAGCACATATTGAACAGCAGATTCAAATGACAACCGGGGAAACTTCTCGATTGCCTTTGATTGAGAGTAAAATCAAGATCGAACGGCAAAAGCTTGCTGACCTTGACAAGCAAATTGCCCAGATAGATACTGCGGTATCTACTATGACAGAGAAGAGTAGGGCAACGAAAGACGCCAGATCGGCACTTGCTGCTGCACAACAGCAACGCAAGACACGTGATGGGTTGGTCGCCAACAAAGATAAACTCTTTGTTGTTATTACAGAACTAGAAACGGAGAAATCACGACTAGAAAATGTAATAAAAAAGAATGAGGTTGAAGTAGGACCGTTGAAGTATCTTGCTAAACTCTATTATGGAGAGGCAAATGCTTCTAATCTTGAGCAAGCGGTTCAAATGCTCATCCTCACGCTAGTGTTTGTGTTCGATCCACTTGCAATTGCTCTATTGCTAGCATCGAATCATACAGCAAGCATTAGAAAACAAGAAACGCAATCTGTTAAACAGACCGTTTCTGCACCGGTAAATCGGCAATCCCGAGTTATACCGATGCCCGCAAAAGCGGCAAAATTGGCGAGTGTAAAAGCTCCTAAATTGCGCCGTGATAAGCGACCAACTTCCACGCCGATTCTTAAGCGTCCTAGAAAAAAAAGAAAAGCACTAGATATGACTAATGCTAAATTCTGATTTTTCGGTCCCCATGGATTAGTTTCCATGGGGATTTTTTATTGACCTATACTTCAATTTGTATTATGATAATCCTATTATCCAAATAACATAGGAGACATTATATGTCATTAATGAAAAAACTAATGAGCAATTCAAAGATAAAGAAAACATCAATCCTCACCGAAAGTGAAGTTTTCACAGATAAGGATGTAATTCAAACAGATGTTCCAATGATCAATGTTGCATTGTCGGGTAAACTTGACGGTGGATTATCTCCAGGTCTACTAGTAATTGCAGCAGAAAGCAAACATTTCAAAAGTTCATTTGCTCTAGTATTAGGCAGTGCATTTCAAAAGAAATATGCTGATGGTATTATTCTGTTTTATGATACAGAATTTGGAATGCCACAACAATATTTCAAACAGTTTGGAATTGATACGGATAGAGTAGTTCATGTTCCAATTACAGATGTTGAAGAACTAAAACACGATATTGTTAATCAATTAGATAATATTAATCGAGGAGAAAAGGTTTTCATTATCCTTGATTCTCTCGGCAATCTTGCTTCAAAGAAAGAAGTTGAAGATGCTATGGAAGGAAAAAGTGTTGCTGATATGTCTCGTGCCAAGCAATTCAAATCCTTGTTTAGAATGGTTACTCCGCATCTTACACTAAAGGATATTCCTATGGTTGTTATCAATCATGTGTATAAGGAAATCGGAACTATGTTTCCAAAAACTATTCCAGGTGGTGGAACAGGTGCTTATTATTCAGCAAGTGATATTTGGATCATTGGTAGGCAACAAGAGAAAGAAAAGGGGTCTTCTGAAGTTGCCGGGTTTAACTTTATTATCAACATTGAGAAGTCTAGAACAGTGAAAGAGAAATCAAAGATACCAATTACTGTAATGCTAGAATCTGGTATAGAAAAATGGTCAGGATTGTTTGAAGTTGCTTTGGCAGGAGAATATATTAAAGAAATGTCTTCTGGATGGTTTTCTACAGATGGTGAAAAGAAACGAAGAAGGGCAGACATTGAAAATGACAATGAGTTCTGGCATAATCTATTACAAGACGATAAGTTCAAAACATTCGTTCAACAAAAGTATTCTTTGGTAAAAGGAGAATAACATGAGTGATATGTATGAAATTATCTTCAAAGAAGATGAAATTCAATTAAATCTGACATCATGCAAACAACCTTGGGCATGTTCATGTAAAACAAAAGTAGACGGTGAACCAAAGTGTGGATATAGTCCAGATGAAGCAAAGCAAAGATTTATTCAATATTTCCAAAGAAGAATAAATCATCTGAATACAATATCTACTGCACAGTTTATGAGAGAACTCGGTTATTATTCATACGAGGAATAACACAATTCATGGAACAACTAATACTATCGCATCTAATTGAAAACGAAAGTTATGGAAGAAAGGTTCTTCCATTTCTTAAACTAGAATATTTCCAGTCAGAAACCGATAAGACGGTTTTTGACCTAATCGATTCTTATGCAAAGAAGTATAATCAATTTCCTACAAAAGAAGCTTTGTTCATTGATTTGGAAAACAAAACAAATCTTAACGAACAGTCTTTCAAAGATGTGAGAGATTTGATTTCAAGACTATCAATCGATAAAACAACAAACCTTGATTGGTTGTTAGATAAAACTGAAGAGTTTTGTCAGGAAAAAGCATTATTCAATGCTCTAAGACAATCAATCAAAGTTATGGATAAGGATTCAAAGACACCAAAGGGAACTATTCCTAAACTATTACAAGATGCTTTGCAGGTATCCTTTGATTCTCATGTTGGACACGATTTCGTTGAAGATGCATCAGATCGATTTGATGTATATCATAAAAAAGAAATCAAACTCGATTTTGATATCGAATATCTAAACAAAATTACAGGTGGTGGTGTACCACAAAAAACACTATGTTGTCTTATTGCAACAACAGGTGGTGGTAAATCATTAGCAATGTGTCATATGGCATCACATAATTTGATGTGTAATAGGAATGTATTATACATCACACTAGAAATGGCAGAAGAACGCATTGCCCAACGAATAGATGCGAATCTATTAGATGTTGGCATTCAAGATTTGATGCAACTATCAAAACTTGAATATCAGAAGAAGATGGATAAGATTAAGAGAACAACGAAAGGCAAATTGATTATCAAAGAGTATCCAACAGCATCTGCTGGTTCTGCACATTTCAGACATCTTCTAAACGAATTGAAGATTAAGAAGAATTTTGTTCCTGATGTCATATACATAGATTACTTGAATCTTTGTATATCTTCAAGAATCAAACCGGGTTCTCAAGTGAATACTTATTCATATGTTAAAGCAGTTGCAGAAGAATTGAGAGGATTGGCAGTAGAGTTCAAGGTTCCAATTTGGACTGCAACACAAGCAAACCGTGGAGCATTTAATGCATCTGATGTTGGTCTTGAGAATACTTCTGATAGTATTGGATTGCCAATGACGGTTGATTTGATGCTGGCATTAATTGCAACAGAAGAACTTGACGATCTTGGACAGATTATGGTAAAACAATTGAAGAATAGATTTGGAGATCCAAATATCAACAAGAGATTTGTTGTTGGGGTTGACAGATCTAAAATGCGATTGTACAATGTAGAAAATGCTGCACAGGATGATGTCCTGGATGGTCCAGTATTTGATGGAAGTAAATTTGGTGAGGAGGAAGAAGAGAGAAAGAAACCAAAAAAGAAATTCAACAAAAATAAATTCAAAGGATTTGTATGATGGTATCATTTAGTCGTTCTATTAATTCAACCATTATCAGGTTGCAAAATTTGCATTCTGCTCTTGCATTTGTAACTGAATCTACAAAGTATGATATTGATATTAGAGATTATATGTGTGAATCTTTAATGAAAGAAATTAAAGATATTGAAAATGAGATTGGGTTAGTTATGTCTGAAGAAGCATGGGAAAATTATAGAGGGGTGATCTAATGAATTATGATATTTCTCGCACAAACAAAATTTTTAATGTAATTGAAAAGCAAACAGGACATTGTATTAAATCTTTTGAAACTCAAAAGAAAGCATTTGAATATTGTTGTTTTCTTAATGCGGGAGGTGGATTTGATGGATTTACACCAGAATTTTTTATCAAAAATGTAAAAATTATAAATAGTGAACAATGAGTCGTGTTTATGGTTTTCCATAAGAGGCAAGTGTTTATTTAGTTTAGACGCAAGGAAGTGACGAGACCACAGGTGGGGTTCCTCTCGTTCACGACATTTTTGTTTTTAATAGGCATCGTATTGCCGATAAGGGAAGTAGAGGCAACTTTACTTCCCTATTTTTTTATGCTATGATCCTTCATCAACAAGGAGATTGACCGTGAACATCTTTTATATTTCGACCGATCCAATCATTGCTGCTCAAATGATGGTAGATCGTCATGTAGTAAAAATAATTTTGTGTAATTTCTAAATTTACTAAATAATAAAACAGAAATTGCACAAAGGAAAATTTTATGACAATTCAAACCCCCCCACCAAGAAAAATGCCACAGATGGCAAGATCAGGCAAAAATAAGTATGGGAATCCAAAACCAAAAATACAATGCCAAAAATGTAAAGAATATTTGCGTGAAAATAAATTTTCTTTAATAGACAAAACAGACAGCAAAAAAGGTCGGAGGTCAAATTGCAAATCTTGTTCTGCAAAAAAAGCAAAAATAGAACGAGATAGAAGAAAAAACGATTGGAAATATAAACCGACCTTATCTATGCTGAATAACTCAAAGCAAAGAGCAAAAAATAGTAATTTGGAACATACTTTAGTTATTGAAGATATAGTTATACCGGATTATTGTCCGGTGTTCGGCATTAAGTTAGAAACAGGAAATAGAAAAAATCATATAAACGCACCCAGTATTGATAGAATTGACAACACTAAAGGTTATATTAAAGACAATATTTTAATTATGTCAGTAAAAGCAAATATATTAAAAAAAGATGCAACGTTAGATGAATTGATTATGCTTGGAAAATGGGCAGAAAAAATGAAAGACAAACTATGAATATTTTTTATCTATCACCAAATGCAAAACTATCAGCACAAACGTTGGTCAATAGACATGTTGTTTCTCAAACAAAAGAAACAGCACAACTATTATCTACAGCACACAGAGTATTAGATGGTAATATGGTAGTTGTTCCAAATGAAAATGGAAGGAAAATGAAACGGTGGGTATTACGAGATGATAGAGAAACCAAGTTATATCTTGCTTCTCACACAAATCATCCAAGTGCAATTTGGTGTAGAGAAACATCTGCTAACTATCAGTGGTTGTATTGGCATTTTGTTGGATTGTTGGATGAATATACTCACAGATATGGCAAAGTTCACAAATGTGCATCTATGAAAGATGTATTATCGGAGTTGCCAAAGAGCATTAAGTTTGGTGGATTTAGTGAACCAACTCCTGCTATGGATGAGCAGTATATTGTGAAAGGTAACAGTTTGAAGTCGTATATGAATTATTATAAATATGGTAAAGTGCATTTGCACGCATGGACCAACAGATCACCACCGGACTGGATTAAGGAATGATGAGATTTAAAACCTTTATAAATGAGTCTTATGGAAGATACTTTCGCAGAGAAAAAGCAAGAAAAAAAGGAAGCAGAGTAAACAAAACTGTTTCCGATTATTTTGAAATGGCCACGGTTGTGCACACTCACAATTCATTAAGTCATCCAAATCAACATCCAGAATATTTAGATCACATTGAAGATTTAAAAACAAAATTGGACACGATCAGAGCAAACAATCCTCATTTAAAAGACAGGTTGGATTCTCAAGATTCTTTAGCAAAAAAATCTTCAAAATTATTAATAGATAAATTGTCTGAAAAAAGGTCTAAGGAAAAAGATTTTACTTTACAAGATGTATCTGAAGTAAGGCATGTAAAAAATGCTAGACATTTATTTAGTTTAATAGGAAGAACCCCTGACAGTTCTTTTAGTGCTAGAAGATATCCACACGATTTAATGTTTAAACTAAGAACCGGTTCTTTTCATGGAGCATCGTTGAAAGGATCAGAAAAAGATTTTGGAACATACAACAATCTTGGGGCTCGCAGGCATTCATCAGAGGACACGACTGGAATAGCATCTCATGCGTATGCTGATTATAATTCTGCAAGAACCAGAGAACTTGGTTCAAACAAGACAAAAGAAAATAAAGAAAGCAAAAGATCTTCTTATTTAGAAACAAGAAAAGGCATTGTTGATAAAATAACAAAGAATTTCAATGGTGCAAATTCAATAGATCAACAAAGAAAATATCTTCATTCTTTATTAAAACCAGAATCGGATATACCATATTATACTGTTTTGCCACATAGAAATCAAGGACAGGGTGAAGCAATTCTTCATGGCAGAGGAACAATGAGAAAAAGGATCAATTCTGCTACAAGATTGTCTGCTACCCAACATGGAAACGGAGTTATACAATATCATACGCATCATGAAGATGGACGAAAAATACCTCTATTTTATGTAGAACACCGGTCTACAAAAGGTCCATGGGGTTCATTACAATTTAATGTAAAACTGGGACAATTTAAGAAAGAAGAATAATGTTACCATTTAAATCATTCATTCAATTAGACGAACAACTACTAAAATCCATAATGAAAAAACTGTATGGAGGAAAAAAATTTGTAAGTTGGTTTGATCTGGACGACACACTGGTCAAACATGACCCAGAAAAAGGAGCAAAGGTTCATGTAAATGATGAAAAAGGAAACAGAGTGGAAACTCTATCCACCTCTGAATTTAATACTCATGTCAAGGGAGACAATCTAAAACCAGGACATAGTTATGACTTCAAAGAATTTAAAGATCCAAAGGTGTTTGCTAACTCTGCACACCCAATCAGAAAAATGATTAACCACGCACAAAGATTATTAGATAACGGACATCATGTTCATATCATCACCGCAAGAAGTGATTTAGAAAATCCAGAAATTCTATTGGGATCTTTGAAACAAATGGGATTGGATACTTCACATCCTAATTTCCATTTACACAGAGCAGGAAATTACGGCAAAAACCCAACACACATTAATAAAGCAAGAATGTTGCATCGCATATTGACAGAACCAAAGTTTGGTTTATCTGGAGTTAAAAAAATCGTTGGATACGATGACCATAAAGCAAATGTTGATGATATTCACACAACCCCCCTTGAAGAGTTGGGCGGAAAATCTCTTAGAGATCATCACACAGATAAAGAATTTGTTGGTATACACTTCACCAAAGGAAAAGTTAAGAGAGTATCATAATGGCACAATTTAGAAAAGATACCCACCAATACTTAAATGATGGAAAAACAGTATTTGAAGTAGTAATGCTTGCAGACCAATATGGTAATCTTGTTGGTGCTGCTAATCCAACAGGAACAACAGTAGATGCTTTTGGTAGAGCAAGAGTATCTACACCATTAACACTATTTGATTCATATCATAGATATGATCCAAATGGTAAATTTGATACTGCAAATACTGCTGGTGGTACATATACATTTAATGCAAATACTGCTGCATTTTCTATGACTGTAGATACTGCTAATAATGCACAAGTTGTTCGTGAGTCAAAAAGAGTTTTTGCATATCAACCTGGAAAAAGTTTACAAGTTCTTCAAACATTCGTTATGAATCCTGCACAAGACGGATTGAGACAGAGAACAGGTTATTTTGATGATAGAAATGGTATTTTTCTTGAATTAGAAAATTCAACATTATCTTTTGTTAAAAGAAGCAATTCAACTAATACTCCTACTGATAATAAAGCATCACAGTCAGAATGGAATTATGATAAATTAGACGGCACAGGACCATCTGGGTTGACTTTAGATATTACCAAAGGTCAAATCATGTTTATAGATATTGAATGGTTGGGTCTTGGATCAGTTAGATGTGGTTTTATCATAAATGGTCAATTAATTCATTGTCATTCATTTCATCATGCTAATATTTCTGATGGACCATATATGACAACAGCATGTTTGCCCGTTAGATTTGAAATAAAAAATATTGCAAATACAACAACTTCATCAACATTGAAACAAGTTTGTTCTTCAGTTATTTCTGAAGGTGGTTATGAATTGAAGGGCAGACCTAGATCAATAGGCACCCCAGCAAATAGCAATTTTAATATGGCAACAGCAGGAATATGGTATCCTATCGTATCTATTAGATTAAAATCATCCCAAATTGATTCAATTGTTATTCCAACAAATATATCTTTCTTAGGAGAAGGAAATACCGGAAGAATAAAATTTGGATTAATTTCAGGTGGCACTTTAGGTGGTAATACTGATTTTACATCTGCTGCTAATGATTCTCCTGTAGAATATAATATGGTAGCAAATACAATAACTGGTGGTGATGTTATTCAACAAGGATTTGTGGGAGTAACAAATCAATCATCATCTATTATTCAACTTGGTAAAGATGATTTATTTAAATTTCAATTACGAAGAAATGGTTTGACAAATACCCCTGAGATATTGACTCTTGCTGGCATGGCAGGAACTGCTGGAGATGATGCATCAGGTGCTATAGATTGGGAAGAAATAACTTAATATAAATAATAAATAAAAGGCATTTTCATGAAAGATTTAGTTGTAGAAAAGGTTATGTCTATTGCTCAACGCAGAAAAAGAGCACAGCAATTAAGACGCATTGAACCTAAATTAGTAAGACAAAGAGCAATCAAAAGAAAACGTCTTGCTGATGAAAATGTAATATATGCCAGAGCACAAAAATTGGCAAGAAAAATGTTTCGCATTAAGTTTGCTGGACAACAAGGTGCTCACTATCAATCACTTTCTCCCACACAAAAAATTCAAATTGATAAACTAATCGATGAAAAAGGCAAAGCAATTAAAAGACTTGCTATGCGATTGGTTCCTGTAGTTCGTATGGCAGAATATAAAAGATTTCAAGCATTAAAAGGCAAACATGGAGAACCAACAGTTCCACATTTACAAAATGAAGAAAAGGTACACAATAACAATGGTGACCACGTTGGTGATATTATGAAAATATCAGGGACCCATGCTAAAATACCAACGAGAACCGTAACCAAGTATCGGGCAGAACGCAAAGCAGACGGCGAAACATTAATCACGACAAACAAGAAAACTGCGATCGATTTTTTAATTAATGAGCAAACAGAACAATTGGATGAAATATCCAGATTAGAGCTATTAAGAAGAAAAGCACAATCTGAAAGAAATATTCATAAAAGAAAAAGAGGACAATATTCCAGACAACAAAGATTTGCTTCGCCAGAAGCAGAAGCAAGAACTGCTTGGAGAAATGTTCGCAAATCAAAAAAACATCTTAAAGGATTTGATGCAGCGGATGCAGATAATTGGACAATTGCCCAAATGATTCGTGGTGTTTCCGGAAAATCTGCTAAGAAATCTGTTAGAAGAGGAAGAACAGCAACCGGACCAGAATCAATAACTGGAGCTGATACTCAAGTTGGATATAGAAATAAACTTATGACAGATGAAGTTGAAATCCTTACATTTGCAGAAGTAATCCTTGAAGATGATATGTCCAAATTCAATAAACTAATGGCAGTTGGTCTTGTAGATAAAAATAAGTATCTACAATATAAAAAAGCAATGTCTGACATTAGAAAGAATTCTAAAATTGCTGCCTATAGAGAAATGATTATGGATGTATTAGATGAACTTATGGATGTTGTAACAAAAGATTCTTCCATTTATCAAAGAGTCAAAATGGCAGTTGAGAAAAATGACTGACATAAACGAAGACTTAAGAAAATGGTTTAAGGAAAAATGGGTTCGTTTTGACACCAAAGGGAAGATTAAAGGTGATTGTGCCAAAGAACCAGGAGAAGGCAAACCAAAATGTTTGCCTAGGGCAGAAGCACATGCTTTAGGTGAAAAAAGAAGAGCATCAGCAGCAAGAAGAAAAAGAAGAGAAGATCCAAATGCTGAAAGAAAAGGAAAGGCAAAATTCGTGAAAACTCATAACGAAGAAGTTCTTTTGGAAAAGAATGTACCCACAAATCCTAAACTATGGGCACAAGCAAAAGCACAAGCAAAGAAAAAGTTTAAGATATATCCTTGTGTGCCAATGGACAGTCAAGCAATTACTAGAGAAGGATTGAAATCTTTTGATGAACTTTCTATAGGAGAAGAAATACTTACATACAATATTAATAAAGATGTGTTGGAATGGGGTCCAATAACAAATCTACATTTTTATGAAAATGCTCCTTTGAAAAAAATATATAAATCAACCGGATTTTGTATTAAAGCAACAGAAAATCATAAATGGGTTGTCAAGACCGGAACTGCTTATGATCAAGTATCTTTGGTAGAAACTAAAGATATACATAAAAGAATGAGAATTGTCACAGGAGCAGTTTTAGAGAACGAAGAAAATAAATTTTTAGAGGAAAATTGGTCTAAAAAGGATAATTGGGTATCTAAAGTTTTATCTTGGTCTAAAGAAACGAGAGAAGTTTTCTTGGCATCTTCTATTATATATGATGGGCATGATGTTGGGGGATCATCAAAAATCAAAGATAGACATACTTTTGGATTTACTCAAAAAAACGATGATCATTTTTGGTCTGCGTTGTTTGCTGCGTATCTTAACGGTTATCATATCAGTTTTTATGAAAAAACAGAAAGTATATCTGGAGCATCTATAATTAGAAATAAAAAATACCATAACACACAAAACCTAATTATAGAAGATGCGGGGTCTGAAGATGTTTGGTGCCCAACAACAGAAAATCAAACTTGGGTAATGGTACAAAATGGATTTATAACCATTACAGGAAATTCTGCCTATGCGAATGGTTGGGCAGCAAAATGGTATAAATCTAAAGGTGGTGGATGGAAATCCTTGAATGAAGATTATGAACATGAAATGGCCAGAAACGAATTGCGAACAGCAATGAGAGGCATTGAAAGACTGATGAAGCATCTTGATGGTGAGGGAGAATTAGAAGCATGGGTACAGTCTAAACTGACTAAAGCAGCAGACTATATTGATACTCTTGCTGACTATATGGATTCAAGGGACGAAACAGTTAAAGAAGCATATGAACTAATAGAAGAAGCAAAAAAGAAAATGGATAAAAAAACAATTCCACAAACAGTTCAAATGATGACACCTGGATCAAATCCTTATGCTGATGATAGCACATCTCCTTCTTATGTTTCTACACCAGGACAAGCAATAACAGAAGCAAGAAGATCATTAAAGGGTGAATATAAAAGATTGAGTTCTGTAAAAGGACCAAAGGCAGCACGTGAAAGAGAACTTTTAAGAACTTTAGCAGCAGCAAGAAAAAGAAAAGCATCTGAAAAAAAAGCAGAAAAACAACCAGATCCACCTATGAAACCAAAAGAAGATACTCCAAGAGAAAGAATTGCATCTGCTTTTAATAGACCAGGATACACTTCAAAACCAGAAGAAACTAAAAAAGAAACTGGACCAACTTCTCCTTTTTGGGCATATGTAAAAGATATTAAAAAATCAGGCGAACAATACAACCCAAAAAAAGGAAAACAACTGATTAAAGCAGAATATAAAGAAGCAAAATCAAACATTCAACCAAACGATCAATTTGGTTGGTTGAAAAGACACAGTGCCGAAGAATCATATTTAAAACAAATGCAACACCACAGAGATTTAAAAAATTCTATAGTTCACAGATTATTGAAAGGAATTGGGTTGAGAGAAGAAGGGGGAGCAGGAGATATGGGAACCACAGAACTCACTAAGAACTATATTGAACATACTCCAGGACAATTACCAATTGATGACAAGAAAAAGAAAATTACTGATACTATCAAACAAACAATAAAAGAAGAAGTATTGTGTGAGGCAGTTCCAAGAATAGGTGCTGGACAAACTACAAGAAGAACAGTTAGATTTCAAGAAAAGAAAAGATCTGCACCTCCTGGAAGAAAAGTTACTATAAAAAGACCAACAGCAAAACACAATGTTGCAACACGTGGACCAGGACCAATAAGAAAACCAAGACCAGGATCAACTGTTGCTGGTGGTATTCGTAATACAGCAAAATTTGTGAAAGCAGCAACAAAGAGCAGAAGAATGTCTCAAGTATCCATGAGAAATCGTCAAAATGCAAGACGAACATTAACAATGTCAGCAAGAGGATAATATGGAAGAATTAATCAATAAAATGAAAGTTGTGCTTGCTTCTTCATTTGCTTTTTATCTTAAAGCACAAAATTATCATTGGAATGTTGAAGGAGTAAATTTTCCTCAATACCACGAATTCTTTGGTAATTTGTATGAAGAAGTTCACGGTTCGATTGATGTAATTGCGGAACAAATTCGTGCATTAGATTCATATGCTCCAGGTTCATTGAAAAGATTCTCTGAATTGTCAACAATCATGGACGAAACATCAGTTCCATCTGCTGTTATCATGTGTCAAAGATTGGCAAAAGATAACGAATCTTTATTGATAGATTTAGAACTTGCTTATACAGAAGCAGAAAGAACAAAGCAACTCGGATTAGCAAACTTTCTACAAGATAGAATAGATGCACATAAAAAACATGCTTGGATGTTAAAAGCAGTACAAAAGGGATAAAATGTCAAAGTATCGTTCATTAGAAAACACAATTCGTTTTGGTTCTATTAATGAGTTATCATCAACTCATGATCCAAGACACGGCAAAAAAGAAAAAGATATGAACGATCAAGTATATGCTGGTTCATATAGAAGTCAACATTTTGAAGTATCACCAGATGCACAAAGAATATATTCAGATATATCAAAAGACATTTCAGGAGATAAAGTAGAACGTTCTGTAAAAACACAGGATGAACTATTTGGTATAATGAAAAAAGTAATTGCTTCTGGTTATTCAACAAAACAAGATATTGATACAGCAGAACAATTAGCAAATAAAATTTTTGATGTGACTGGAAGATTTGAAGTAAAAATTGACCATTCACACGTGGATAAGATTGTCAATGAAATAAAATCTAAATATAAAGATATGCCACAAGTTGTAGATTCTATTACTCCAGAAGAATTAAGAAAAAGATTTTTGAATCCTGAAAAAGAATATATTACACAAGAACCAAATTCTGATTCTGATATGGATAATAAGAAGAAATTTCATATAACCAGAGCAAAAGCAGTTGCTAAGAAAAGATATTTAAATTTAGGAGTAGACGAACAGATGTCAATCAAAGATCTTCCTTCAGGATTAGTTGAAAGTGTTAAAAGTTTTCTTGAAGAAAAAAAACATGAAAGAGAAAAAGAAACAACCATTAAAATAGGTAAAACTGAGTTTAAAGTTGAAGTGGAAGAACCAGAAAGTCACAAGAAGAAATCAAAAGAAAAACACCCTCACATTGAGACAAGTAAGAAAAAAAAACAAGAAAAAGAATAATGCCAATAATTTTGAAAAACAAAAATGAGTCTACTATAAATATACAAGATAACAAAGTAGATATAATTGATGATAGAAACAAATCATCAGTAACTGCTATTTCAAAAAATGGAGATAGAGTAACTGACGATAAATTAAAGTTGTTTATTAATGGTGAAAGAGTAGTTCTTAATGATATATTAAGAAAAAAATTAATAGAACTTTTAATGGAAGTATAATGGAAAACTTAGAAGAAATTTCAAATTTAGATAAAAACAAACTTGCTTCTTTTCTTGGAATGCTTGCAACTCTGCAATCAGGAGACATTTCTTCTAAATTACATAAAATGGCAAAAGAGTCAAAATATCAATCAATAATATCAAATAAATCTAGTGGAAAATATGGCAAAGTGCCAGATAAATGGGGTACTCTTTTTAAGACAGCAATTAAAAATAAAAAAGGGAAGTAAAGAACAATGTCTCAATGGAAAAACGACGATTCGGCAGCAAACTCTGTTCTATGGGGCGTTGCTCAATATAACAAGACTGCCAATACTACAAATCAAACAAACTTTTATAACAATACAACATCAGGAGCATTTGTCTCTGGTGTTAGTGTAGGACAATTTGGTGTTGATACAGCAGAAATGGCAATTTCTGCTGGCAATCTAGCATTTGCATATGTCACATCAGGTGGTTCTGGTTATTCAGCAAATGCTGTTGTTACTTTAACATTTGCCAACGGTTCAACAAATGCTACAGCAGTAAATGCTTTTGCTAATGTCAGTGCTGGTGTAGGTGGTTCTATCACATCACTATTAATTGAAGAAGCGGGTAACAATTATACAGTTGCTCCAGCAGTATCTATTGCTGCACCATCTGCAATCAATATCACTGCAAATACCACTGGATTTTCAAATACAGACAATGTAATTTTAGTTTCTACTGCCAATTCATTATTCCAGGCAGGAGATAGACTATTCTATACTGTACCCACTGGAAACACTCCTATTGCCCCTCTAACAGGTAATGCATTTTACTATGTATCATTTGCTAATACTACTGCACTTGCTTTATCAGCAACATCAGGCGGAGCAAACATTGATATTACAGATGATAGAACAGACGATCCAGGAGAAACACACACATTTACTGGTGATACTGCTACAGGATATGTTGTTGTAGGTGGTGCAAAGAATACGGGTGTTACTCATGCTGGATGGGTTGTAAGAACAGAAGGAACTGGTGGCAGAGCAGGAAGAGTTTCTTATGAAACACTTGTTGCTATGGGTTCAATGACATCTGATGCTTCAGATGATACTGTTCTTCCTGAATAATTAAAGGTTATAATATAACATGGCAGATAATGCAGTAACAATATCAGATTTACCAACACTTGCAGCACCTAATGCAAACACAGTGTTGGTAGTCAATCATACAGTTGGTAGTGTAGTTAATACCTACCAACTTTCTACAAATAATTTGTATAGCAATGTTGCTGCTAATGTTACTTTAGTAAACACTGCCGTACTATCAGCAAATACTATTATTGTGAGAAATAAACAAACTCCAGCAAACTCAACCATTACAGTTACTAGAGGCACAATTTTATTTGATGATAATTTCATCTATATTGCAATTGCAAACAATAGTTTGAAGAGAGTTGCTTTAAGTAGTTTCTAAATGGATGAAATACTTACTGAAAATAATTTCATTTTATATTGTGCGAAACATTATGATGGCAGACATTGTTCTTCTACAGAAGATTTTTATGAAGATTTGAAAAGAATTGCATATATTAAAAAATTAATAACCCGATATACAATATCTGGAGATTTGAAAGAAAGATTGATATTAAATCACATTATTACATTAAACAATGTTTTTGGTCCTACAGTAACATGTAGGATTTTGTATTTTAAGTTAAAAGACTATATGAAATACATCAAACCTTTCTTGATTTTGTTGAACATATTGCCAGAAAAAATTTACAACATTGAAAAAATTAATAGCATAAATACCGATTGTATAGATATGGACCAAAATATAATAGAGGCACTACGAAGAATATGAAGAAAGTAAATGAAGATCAAGTTCCTGTCAATGCTACAGGAAGTGGTGTTTCTGGTACAGACGGAGATAATTCTTTTTCTCCAAGATTGTTAGGTGTATTGAAGCGGGTATTGGAGAGAGCAATTCCGGAGAAGAAGAAAAAGAAAAATGGCAGAAAATAATATAAACGAACTATACAAAGATGTGTATCAATTAAAAGCAGATATGCAACATGTCAATTCATTAATTGACAGATTAGATATCGCAATAAGTCAATTATCTAATGTTTCAAAAAATATTTCTGAATTATTGGCAGTTCAAGGAACTCGTCTACAATATCAAGAAAAAATGTCTGAACAGTTATCACAACTTATTCAAAATACAGACAAAGAATCTGAAAAAAGCAATAATGAAATTGAAAGAAATTTCAATCGTAAAATTGATGACCTAGAATCTGAATTGCTTTCAGAAATCAAATCTTTAAAAGAAGAAAATAAAAAACAGCACGAAGAAATGAAAACCAAATTAGCACTTGTTGAAAAATGGATATGGGTTGTTACAGGTGGTGCTGCTGTTATTGGATTTCTTATCTCAAAAGCATCTTCATACATAAAATTCTAAAATCTTACATTTTTCACTTGACAAGGTTTTTTTTGCCTGTATAATGACTATGTCAATGAAATGTAATGTAGGATTTATATTATGATGTGGTTAGATAAAAAGTATATTCTATTACTATCAAGTCAATTACCTCACTTTAAACAAAAATCAGAAAACTTGTTTAACTTTCGTTGTATCTTATGTGGTGATTCAAAAACCAATAAGAACAAAACAAGAGGTTATATCTATTTCAAATCTGGTAAATATGTTTACCATTGTCATAATTGCAATGCTTCACATCATTTTGTGACAATACTAAAGAAAATTAATTCAACCCTGTATGATCAATATCTACAAGAAAAACTATCAAGTTCTAATGAACAACCAACGGTTGAACAAAAGAAAACTGTAGTAAAAAATTCTAATTCATACTTATCACAACTTAAAAAAGTATCTCAATTAAATGCAGATCACCTATGCAAAAAGTATGTAGTATCTAGGCAAATTCCCACTACAATCCATTATAAATTATACTACTGTTCCAAGTTCAAGGAATGGACAAATAATATACTCCCAGGAAAATTTAATGATCTGAAGATAGATTATCCAAGACTTATTATTCCAATGTTTTGGACTGATGGATCTTTGATAGGATATCAAGGTAGAGCATTACATCCTAATGATTCTATCAGATATATTACTATTATGCTTGATGAAACGAAACCTAGAGTATATGGCATAGATACAACCGATTTTAACTATAAGTATTACATATTTGAAGGACCAATAGATTCAATGTTTATTTCTAATTCTATTGCTACTTGTGGTGGTCAACTTACACGAGAGATGGATTTGTTGAATAAAAATGTCTCAAATGCTGTTGTGGTTTATGATAATGAACCAAGAAATAAAGACATTGTGAAGAACATATTGACTGCAATTCAAAAGGGATATAAGGTTTGCCTGTGGCCACCATCTATGGAGCAGAAAGATATAAATGATATGATATTGAAGAAAGTCTCTGGTACTTATTGTAAGACTGAAGTTATACAAAGAGCAGCAGAAAAAATCAAATCAATCATTGATGATAATACATATCAAGGATTGGAAGCAGAACTTAAATTTTCGTCATGGAGAAAAGTATGACATATAAAGTTTAATTTTAATTGGTCTTTAAAATATTCAAATGGAGACTAATGTTATGCATTACAGGAAAATATGGGAATCATATCACAACGAATCTATACCAGAAAAATATGAAATACATCATGTTGATGGTAATAGAAATAACAACCACCCAGATAATCTTTTATGTGTTTCTATCGAAGAACATTTAAAAATACATAAAACACAAGAAGATTGGGGGGCAGTACAAGCAATTCTTGCTAGAATGGAAAATAGAGATGGTATAATTGAAGCAGCAAGAAATTTTCAATTGCAAAAATTGCAAGAAAATACTCACAATTTTCAACGCATGAGTAAAAAGAGACGAACTGAAATAAGTAAAAAAACTATGAAAAAAAGATTGAAAATAGAAGGGGTTGCTTTTTTAGGTATAGATGATGTTAAATTGAATAGTAAAAAAGCAGGGTTGGTTGCAGCACAAAAAAAATCAGGATTTTTAAACCCTGATACTGATAAACACGGAAGCAATTATGTTAAAGATACTTTTTGGTGGACGAATGTTGAAACCGGAGTAAGAATTAGAAGTAAATTTGCTCCAAATGAAAAATGGAAAAAAGGAATGAAGTTATGACATATGATTGGCAAAAAGTAAAACTCGTAGCAATAACTCAACCAGATATTGATAATGAACAAGGAATAAAAATTAATGCAGAAGAATTTATTGCATATTGCGCCAGAGTTTCAAATAAATCAAATCAGATGAATGTTCAAACAGCAAACAAATTGTTGAAATATTGCATAACAAATAATCATTGGAGCATTTTTGAAATGGTATCTTTAACCATGGAAATTGAGACTACCCGAGATATTGGTAGACAGATTCTACGACATCGTTCATTTAGTTTTCAGGAGTTTAGTCAACGATATGCAGAATCTGGTGAAGAATTTCCTGATAAGGATATGAGAGAATGCAGACTACAAGATATGAAGAATCGTCAGAATTCTCTTGAAACTGATAATGATATGCTGCGGATGAATTGGTTGCTTGCACAAACGAGAGTGCAAGAAATTGCATTGCGTGAATATAATTGGGCAATTAAAGCAGGTATTGCTAAAGAGGTAGCAAGATCAATTCTTGCAGAAGGTCTTACTATGTCCAGAATCTATATGAGTGGGACACTTAGGTCTTGGATTCATTATTGCCAATTGAGAATGGAAAATGGAACACAAAAAGAACATCAGGATATTGCTGACAAGTGTTGGAATATTCTGCTTGAAAAGTTTAAGTTTCTGAAGGATTTGAAAAATGAATAGTATAGAAAGAATGAGAGAAAAAGAAAAACTTCTCACATATGAAGAAGTAAAAGAAATGTTTGATTACGATTCAGAGAAAGGAATATTGATTTGGAAAACACGCCCGATTAACTCAAAATATCTCATTGGAACTGTTGCTGGTAGTTTACACTCAACAGGATATGTAACTATAAGAATAAAAAAAATAGAATATAAATCTCATAGAATTATATGGTTGTTGATGACGGGTAAATGGCCAGAAAACCAAATAGATCACATAAACGGCATTAGAAATGATAATCGTTTTTGTAATTTGAGAGAAGCAACCGGTTCTCAGAATAATGCCAACACTCCGAGAAGAATCAACGTTTCTGGATATAAAGGAGTTTCTAAAGAGCGCAAAAAATGGAGAGCAAGAATAAGTTTAAATAATAAACCGATGTCTATAGGATATTATGATACTCCAGAAGAAGCACATGCGGCATATGTTGCCAAAGCAAAAGAACTATTTGGAGACTACGCAAAAGTTTGATATTATGAAGGTTTGAACTAACAATAAAACAAAGAGGTAAAAAATGGATTTGTACCAGCAGTACATACACAAGAGCAGATACGCAAGATATCTTTCTAATGAAAATCGTAGAGAACATTGGCAAGAAACTGTGTCACGATATGTAGACTTTATGCAAGAACATATTAAGACACAATGTAATTATACATTATCAAATTCTCTCAAAATAGAAATTTATGAAGCAATTTTGAACATGGAAGTAATGCCTTCTATGCGAGCAATGATGACTGCTGGAAAGGCACTAGCAAGAGATAATACTGCTGGATACAATTGCTCATACCTTCCTGTAGATGATCCTAAAGCATTTGATGAATGTATGCATATTCTGATGAATGGTACAGGTGTTGGATTTTCTGTAGAAAGACAATATATCAATAAATTGCCAGAAATCCCAGAACAAATGTTTGATTCTGATACAACAATTGTTGTTAAAGATTCAAAAGAAGGTTGGGCAAAAGCATTGAGAATGCTTGTAGCACTTCTATATTCTGGAGAAATTCCAAAGTGGGATTTGTCAAAGGTTCGTCCAGCAGGAGCACCACTCAAAACATTTGGTGGAAGATCATCTGGTCCAGCACCGATGAATGAACTATTTAAGTTTGTTATTCGTATCTTTACAAATGCAAGAGGACGAAAACTAACATCACTTGAATGTCATGATATCATGTGTAAGATTGCTGAAGTGGTTGTTGTAGGTGGAGTTCGTCGTTCTGCAATGATTTCACTATCAAATCTATCAGATGATAGAATGAGAAATGCAAAGTCAGGAGCATGGTGGGAAGCAAATGTTCAACGAGCACTATCGAATAATTCTGCTGTCTATACAGAGAAACCCGAAGTCGGAATGTTTCTTGAAGAATGGTTATCACTATATCAGTCGAAAAGCGGAGAACGTGGTATCTTTTCTAGAGAAGCTTCACAAAAAGTAGCAAAGAAAAATGGTCGTAGAGATGCAAATCAAGAATTTGGAACAAATCCATGTTCAGAAATTATTCTTCGTCCATATCAATTTTGCAATCTAACTGAAGTGATTGTTCGTGTTGATGACACTGAAGAATCATTAGCAAGAAAAGTACGTTTAGCAACTATTCTTGGTACGTTCCAATCTACTCTTACATATTTTCCATATCTAAGAAAGATTTGGCAAAAGAATACAGAAGAAGAAAGATTGCTTGGTGTTTCACTAACTGGAATTTATGATTCTGCATTGACAAATAATTATAAAGATCCAGAACTACCACACAGGTTAGAAATGCTAAGACAGATTGCAGTTGATACAAATCAACAGTTTGCAGAAGAATTAGGAGTTCCTGTTTCTGCTGCTATTACTGCTGTCAAACCTTCTGGCACTGTTTCGCAATTGGTTGATGCTGCTTCTGGTATTCATCCAAGACACGATCCATATTATTTCAGAAGAGTTCGTTCTGATAATAAAGATCCGTTGACTAAGCATATGATTGATGCTGGAATTCCACATGAACCAGATGTTACTAAACCAGATTCAACAACAGTTTTCACATTTCCAAAGAAAGCACCAGATAATGCTACAATGAGAAGTGATGTTTCTGCCATCGATCACCTAGAACTATGGTTGAAGTATCAGCGTCATTGGTGTGAACATAAACCTTCTGTAACAATTTCTGTTAAGGAAGAAGAATGGCCAACTGTTGGTGCATGGGTATGGGAACACTTTGATGAAATGTCTGGTGTATCATTCTTACCGCATGATGGAGGAACATATCGTCAAGCACCATATGAAACTGTTTCAAAGGAACAGTATGAAGAACTATTGTCTATGATGCCAACTAACATTGATTGGACACAATTGGTTGAAAAGGAAGACAATGTTGAAGGTGTACAGACATTAGCATGTGTTGCTGGTGGTTGTGAGATTTAATGCCATATTTAAATCATAACCTGCCGACATTTACTTGTTTCATCAGAAATGAATATTTGTTCAATCACGAAAAAGGACACGGGGAATTTACCCCGTGTGATGTTCATTCTGTTGCATCTATAGAAAAGAGAGTTCCATTATTTGAGGCATTTTTAGAAAATGGGGTCAATTGGACTCGTAGACCTATAATTGCTTTTTGTTGGAAAAAATCTGCACCAGTCGTTGCATTGGAAAATGCAATGTATTGGGATTGTTTTTCTCCATATATAGATGTTCAAATTAGATCAAGATTATCAGGACTTAAAGCAGAACTTATAACCCCACAAAACACAAAAGAATTTGGTACATATATGTTTACTTTGGATTGGTCTTGGGAAAATAAATCTACATTAGATACTAATTTTTCAGAGAGTCCTGAACACAAATGTGGACATTTTTTCAAAATGGATAATGGTAATTTTTATTGCTATCCAAATAATAGAATCATTTGGTTTGATGATGCTTGGGTAGAAAATAGAATAACTCAAAATCCAGGATATATCATAGATCAAACTGTCTATAGTGTTGAAAATAAAAGACAAATTGAAACAAATAACAATTATATATATGGAATAAAATCAGATGTTAAATAAAACATTGATTGTTGTTTTTTTATTATATCTGTTTTCTCCAGCATCTTTATTTTTTATATTAAGAGAAAATGTTTTTTCTGGTATTGAATATCATGATACAGAAATTACGCAATTGGAAGAAATCAAAATAGTTGTTGAAGAAAAATTTATTCCGCAATCATTACTTCGTGGTGAAGATATGACAATGTTTTATTTTAGAAATATTAGACCAACTTTGCCAGATTATAATAAAAATTATAGACCTGTTGTTGTTAAACCAAAACAAAAAAGCATACGAACTAATTAAGGAGAATTTAAATGGGATGGGCATCTGGATCAAGTTTGTTTTCTGATATCATTGAAGCATTTAATGATTGTGATGTTGATGTTGAAACAAAAAAAGCATTATATGAAAAGTTGATTCCAATTTTTGAAGATGAAGATTGTGATACATTGCAAGAATGTTTGGGTGAAGATTCTGTTTTCGATCAAGTATATTATGCGTTATATCCAAAAGATGAAGATGATGATTTCTTAGATTTTGAAAATGAAGATGGATGCTAATTATGTTAAAAACAAAATATAAGACTTTATTTGTTTCGGATATTCATCTAGGAACAAAGGCAAGCCAGACTACACAATTTTTAGAATTTTTAAAAACCATTGATTGTGACAAAATATATCTGGTTGGTGATATAATTGATGGTTGGTCTATGTCTAGAACCAAATATTGGTCTCAACAACATAATGATACTATTCAGAAATTGTTAAGACAAGCAAGAAAAGGCACCGAAATTGTTTATATACCAGGAAATCATGATGAATTTTTAAGACATTTTTGTGATAAAAGTTTTCGGTTTGGTAATATTAGACTTGTTGATGATGATATACACATCACTTCTTCAGGCAAAAAATATTTGATAATACATGGTGATCAATTTGATACTATTATCAGAAATGCCAAATGGGTAACAAAACTTGGTTCTTGGGCATATGAAATGTCAATCAATCTTAATATTGCTGTAAATTTTATTAGAAAAATTTTTGGATTGCCATTTTGGTCCCTTAGTTCTTGGGTTAAATATAAAGTTAAAAAAGCAGTCAATTTTATAGGTGCATATGAAGAAACTTTGAGCAATTACGCAAAATATAGAGGTGTTGATGGTGTGATATGTGGTCATATTCATCATCCAAATATAACCATGATAAATGGTGTTGAATATTTAAATTGTGGAGATTGGGTAGAAAGTTGCTCAGCAATAGTAGAAACACTAGACGGAAATTTTGAGTTAATCAAATGGAAACAATCTTAATAGCAACAGATGCTTGGGAACCTCAAGTAAATGGTGTGGTAACCACACTAAAACAGATACAGAAAAATGCAATCAATCATAGATTGGTTTTTATTACACCTAATGATTTCACAACATTACCAAATCCTTTTTATTCAGAAATTAGATTATCTGTCCCATCAAATAAAAAAATAAATGATCTGATTAAAAACATAAACCCTGATTACATACACATTTCTACAGAAGGTCCTATTGGATTCTATGTGAGAAAATGGTGTTTAAAAAACAATAAGAAATTTACTACCAGTTATCATACTAAGTTTCCAGAGTTGCTTCAAAAACAATTAAATATACCAACATGGATAACACGGTGGTATTTCAAACAGTTTCATGGTTCAGGTGCAGGCATGTTTTGTGCTACATCGTCGTTAAAAAAAGAATTAATTGCACAAGGATATAAAAATATTATTGATTGGTCTCGTGGGGTAGACACAGATAAATTTAAACCATCTTATAAGTCAAAAAAAACTCTACCAACTTTTCTGTATGTTGGTAGAGTTTCTAAAGAAAAGAATTTGGAAGCATTTCTTGATTTAGATTTACCAGGAAAAAAAATAGTCGTTGGTGATGGTCCAGAATTAAATAATTATAAGAAAAAATATCAAAATGTTAATTTCGTGGGCATAAAACAAAATTTAGAATTAATTGAATATTATCAAATGTCTGATGTATTTTGTTTTCCATCCAAATCAGATACTTTTGGTTTAGTTATATTAGAAGCATTGGCATGTGGTTTGCCTGTTGCTGCTTATCCTGTTACTGGTCCTAAAGACATTATTACAAGTAAAACCGGTGTTCTTTCTGATGATTTATATCAAGCATGTATAGATTGTTTGGAATTAAAATCAGACGATTGTGTTGCATTAGCAAAAAATTATGATTGGACAGAAGTAACAAAAGATTTTATATCTTCATTGGTCAATATTTAAGTACATAAATACCTTCATTAAAACAATGGAGGTATTATGTGGTTATATAATGAAACAGAATTTACTGAAGATATGATTGGTGATAATGTTGGATTTGTTTATATAATAACAAATTTAACCAATGATAAAATGTATGTTGGCAAAAAATCCTTCACAAAATCAAAAACTTATCAGAAAAATAAAAAGAAGAAAAAAACTAGAGTATCATCTGATTGGATAACATATACGGGATCTAATGATCAATTAAATGAAGATATTAAAAATGGAGATCAAATAAAAAAAGAGATCATTCATTTATGTAAGTCAAAGGGGTGGATGTCTTATATGGAAACGAAAGAAATTCTTGTTCGTGATTGTTTAATAGATGATATGTATTATAATACATGGTTGTCAGCAAGAATAAGAAGAACACATTTAAAATAAGGATATGAATATGACACATGAAGCATATTGTGAAGATTTCTTTAAACCTGCAAATGAAAATGTTGTTAAAATAGTTGAACAAATATCTATGTGGAGTAGAAAATCTTATGTGTTATATCCCACTGATGTTTTGAATATGTTAATTGAACACAATTTGATATCTCAAGTTGAAGTAGAAAAAATTGTTAATGATACTCGACAAAAACCACTTGACTTAACTCTCCCACAGAGATATATTGGTGAATAGAACGGGTTGAGGTTTTGCGTACTCGTTCAACTAATATGTGGATGTAGTCCAATAGGTAGGAGACACGAAACTTAAAATTTTGACAGTGTGGGTTCGAATCCCACCATCCACACCAGTTTTTATATATAAGGAGATTTTATTATGAAGAAAAATATGATTGAGCACGTTTTTGTTTTAAAAGTTTATGCTGAAAGTTTCATGGAAGAATTTGGTGAAAATGAAGGAAGAATGCACGATGCGCAATATCTTGATTATACACTTAATGGTATAAAAGAATGTTTGCTAGAAGAATTTGATAATGCTAAAGATATGTTTAATATTAATTTAGTTAAATCTACTTATTTAAAACATAATGACAGTGAATTGGTATAATCTTTTTTAAACATGGTAGATATGGCAAATGAGGTGCCCTGCGGCTCATAACCGTATGTCGAAAGACCGAGTTGGTTTGATTCCAACATCTACCACCATTTATAGACCTATAGCATAACGGTAATGCACCGGTTTTATAAGCCGTAACTCCAGATTAGAGGGTTATTCAGGTTCGAATCCTGATAGGTCTACCAGTATCAACAACAAATGGAGTTATTATGAGCGAACAAGTCAAATCCAAAGAAAAGACATACACACAAGAAGAACTAAAAAAACTTCTGACCGAGCAACTAAATGAGTATCGAGCAAAACATCCATTTGTCGAATATCGATATGGAGTCGATCACACAGGCAGATACGACATTCACATCAAGATTGTTCTTGGTGATGTATCCAAAGGAGAAGAAATGGTCAGGAAGTTTCAACAGATTATCGGAGAACTATGATGAAGTATAAATTTTTGTTGCCGTTGGCATTAATCTTGATATATATTCCACAATCAGAAGCACGTGATCAAATTCGTGTTGTTGGTTCATCAACTGTATATCCATTTACAACAACCGTTGCTGAAAACTTTGGACGAAATACACGTACAAAGACACCAATTGTAGAATCTACAGGCACAGGTGGTGGATTTAAACTTTTTTGTGCAGGTGTTGGAACATCACATCCTGATGTTTCAAATGCTTCTCGTGCAATCAAGAAGTCAGAATTCGAAATGTGTGTGAAGAATGGTGTAACAGAGATTGTTGAAATCAAAGTTGGTTTTGATGGTCTTACTATCACACAATCAAAGAATGGACCAAATATCAAACTATCACTAGCACAAGTATTTCTTGCGCTAGCAGAAAAGGTTCCTGATAAGTCTGGTAATCTGATTCCAAATCCATATAAGAACTGGTCAGATATTGATCCGCAACTACCAAATGTAAGAATTGAGGTTCTTGGTCCACCTCCAACTTCTGGTACTCGTGATTCATTTCATGAACTATTCATGGAACCAGGAGCAGAAATAGTTCTCAAGGATCTAAAAAAGTCTAATCGCAAGGCATTTGAAACAGCATGGAAGTCTATTCGTCAAGATGGTGCATATGTAGAAGCAGGTGAAAATGATAACGTAATAGTTCAAAAGTTACAAGCAAATCGTAATGCTTTTGGAATCTTTGGTTATTCATTCCTTGAAGAGAACATCTCAACCCTTCGTGGTGTAGCAATTGACGGAGTTGTTCCTGATTTTGACAATATTTCAAGTGGTAGATATAAGGGTGCTAGACCACTATTTGTTTACATCAAGAAGCAACATATTGGTGTAATTCCTGGACTAAAGGAATTCGCAGAAGAATATGTATCTAATCGTGCAATTTCTCAAGATGGTTATCTTGCACGAAAGGGTCTAGTAGCACTTCCAAAGAAGGAACTTGATAAAGTTGTGAATAATGTTAAGAATATGATTTCCTTAACCACAAAAGATGTGAAATAATAGTGAACTAAATAACCCTACACCAAAAAGGTGTAGGGAATACCATCAAACAGAACAGTTTAACAAATATCAATCACATCAACTGTTCAAAAATAATAAAAAAGGAGCAACTATGAAAAGTTATGTAACAATAACTCTAATAGGTCTTTTTGTATTTTTTTCAGGAGTAAATACATCACAAGCAAGACCACATCCAACAACAATTGAAACCCAAGAAACTCGTAAGGTTATCAAAAAGAAAAAAAAGAAAAGAAGAATTTTACCACCAAAAACATCACAAATTGTGGCAGATTCTGGTTCTCCTATTGATAAAGCAAGAGCATATATAGGAATGAATGCTAGACAACTTGGGTTGCCACTACGGTTATGGTGTGCAGATTTTATGAATATGTTGTTTGGAGGAAGAGATAGAAGAGCAATTTCATATGCTAGAAGAGGTTCACCCGCATCTCATGGATGCACAAATTGCATAGCAGTTACAAAAAGAAAAGGTGGACACCACGTTGGAATTGTGAAAGGATATGATGCTAAAGGAAATCCAATATTGATTTCTGGAAATCACGGAAGAAGAGTTGGTATTGGAACTTATTCTAAAAAAGTAGTTATAGCATATAGATATATGAGGTAATAATGAAAACTAATTTTGAGATGGTAAAGGAGTTTCATAAATCATTCCTTAAGAATGATCCTGAATCTCCTATTGATATTACCAAAGAAACTCCTGAACTTTTAAATATGGTTAAGTTGCGTAAAACTTTGATTGAAGAAGAATATAATGAAGTTATGTATGAGTTAACAGAAGTAGAATCAATTGAACATCTAGCAAAAGAACTTGTGGATCTGTTATATGTAGTGTATGGTACTGGTTCGGAATTTGGCATTGATCTTGATGCATGTTTTGCCGAAGTCCATCGTTCAAATATGTCAAAATTAGGAGATGATGGCAAACCAATCATCAGAGATGATGGCAAATTCCTAAAGTCTGAAAAGTATGAAAAACCAAATTTGAAAAGGATTCTAAATGTATAAGATCGTTGTTACTACTCTAGCAGCAATTGTTCTTGCTGGATGTTCTACAACAATTGTAAAGCGTGAAATTAGAACTACACCAGAACATGAACACAACCAAGTCATTGAAAAACGTGTGACTTTTATGAGACTTGTAGAATTTATTCGTGTGAATCAGCATGTAAAACCAACTGAAGAACTCAAGAAGGAATTACATGCAATGATTACATTGACAGGTTTGCGGTATTCTTGTTATTCTGGAAATCGTTGCTTTCTTCATAAGGAAGATATGAAGATTCAAATTCATCCGGAATATGTATATATTGAGTATCCAGATAAGTCTTATCGTAAAATTTACGATCCAAATGATGCAATTAGAGTAATTTATTCATAGGAGTACAAAATGTCGCATCCGCATAAAAATAGGCCACGTAAAGGTCGTAGAAAGTTAGGTAGTAAGAAACGGAAAGCAAGAGCAAACAGAAAGAAGTAATTATTTGCCATACAGAATCAACACTGTATGGCATTTTTATTGGTGTGCTATGAATATAAAAGAAGTAAGACATTTCATACAAAATCAATCTCTTGAATCAAAAATCTATATTGGATGTGATTCGGAAGTATTTAAAAGAAATGATAAATGGTTAATCAATTATTATGCTGTTGTTGTTATTCATAAGAATAAACACAGTGGATGTAAAGTTTTTGGACAAAAGACTACAGAAGTTGATTATACCAAAGATAAGAGAAAACCACTTTACAGATTGATGCAAGAGGTATATAAAGCATCAGAATTATATTTGTTGTTGGAAGAATCTATTGGAGAAAGAGAAGTAGAAGTTCATTTAGATTTAAATCCATCAAAAAAACATATTTCAAATCAAATTGTAGATCAAGCAATAAGTTATATTAAAAGTACATGTAATGTTGTTCCGATGATAAAACCCAATGCTTGGTGTTCGTCTTCAGTTGCTGATAGGTTACTTAAAATATCATAAAGGAGGATTATATGTCTGTAGTAAATAAACTTAAAACTAAGGCAGAAAGAGAACGATATTTGATGTATAAACTTCCAGATTATAAACTTCTGGAAGAACAAGCGGTTGAAGAGATTCAAAATTTACAAAATGTACTTGAAGAAATCAAAAAGTGGTATCATATACAAATGATGAATCATCATAGTTTTGATTCAAAAAATGCAGACTTACAAGGATTGGCAAGAATTCTCAAAATTTAAGGAGATAAAAATGGTTAGTGTACCAATCAATACTGGTGTTCAAGATGTCGGACTACGCAATTACTTTGTTAGTATTTACAACAATATGACAATGGGTCTTATTTTCAGTGGTGGTATTGCATACTGGATGTCTACAAATCCTGCTCTTATGGCAACAATTTGGAAGACTCCACCATTAGCATATGCAGTAATCTTTGCACCTCTTGTTCTATCACTAGGATTTATGTTTCTCATTGAAAGAATCTCTGCGGCAGCAGCACGAGTTTTCTTTTATGTTTTTGCTGCTGCTATGGGGGTTAGTTTATCATCTATCTTTATGATTTATCAACTTGGTAGTATCTTTCAGGTATTCTTTATTACATCAGCAACTTTTCTTACAATGTCAGTATATGGTTATACAACCAAAAAGGATTTGACATCATTGGGGTCATTTCTTATGATGGGTGTTATTGGTATCATTCTTGCAGGTATTGTAAATCTATTTCTACAAAGTTCAGCACTAGCATTTGCAATTAGTTGCATTTCTGTTATTGTATTTACTTTGCTTGTAGCATTTGATACTCAGCAATTGAAGGATACATATTATACAACATATGGTGAGGAAAGAGAGAAGTTAGGTGTTGTTGGTGCTCTGAGTTTGTATATTAACTTTATTAATATCTTTATTAGTTTGTTACAATTGCTTGGTGAGAAAAATAGTGATTGACAAGAATTAGAAGGGTTGATATATATAATGAATTGCTCCATTAGTTTAGTGGTCAGAACACTGGGCTTTCAATCCGGTAGCGAGAGTTCGATTCTCTCATGGAGCGCCAAATAAGCAGAGTTGGCATATTGGTTGTGTCCCAGACTTCCAATCTGGCTAAATGAGTTCGATTCTCATACTCTGCTCCAACTAAATAAGTATAGTCTCGTGTACCATGAGTACAAGGAGCATTCGGTGTTGTTGATGGAACCTCGGCAACACCAGCATTAACAGAGGACCAATAATGAAAAGTAATAAAAACATTGATTACTATTTGTCAGAAATGGTAAATGGTAATACAGTAGAAGTATTTGCCGAAAAACTATCATCTAATGATGATTTGATTGAGAAATATGAATTTACATTCAAGATTAATCAATCAACATCTAAACAAGTATCTTTATACATTCCTGATTTGTATAAAATATTTGTGATTGTGCAAAAATCATTGCTAGAATACATAAATGAAAATGTATTAAATAAAATAAATGATAACAAAATTGTACAATTGATGGTTGAAGCAGAAGGTAAAAATAAAACAGAAGTAGATTACAAAGATAAGTTATATGATTACCATTTCGACCGATTAGCAAGAAAATATACTGAAATGGATAATGATGTGTGTTGTGAACATACTAGAAATAATTTATCACATTTTTTGACCTTCTCAAAGATTTGATTCTTTGGGAAGGCATTTTTTTATATAAATATATGAACAAGCATTTTTAACAAAGGAGAATACAATGTTACAAGGATATAAAACATATGTAGCAGCAGCATTGGTTGCAGCATTTGGTATTTTAGCACAGACAAATTGGGTAGAATTTCTCAACAATCCACAAGCAGGTCTTGTTGCATTAGGTTCAGCAATTCTTTTTGCTGTTCTTAGAGCAATTACAACAACTCCTGGTGCTATTCAAGTAGTAGTTAATAAACCAGAACAAAAAGTTGTTGAGAATAATACAGAGCAAAAATAATGTTTGCTTCAATTACAGGATCAATCGTTTCTGCGGTTTCCTATTTTTTTAAATTTCTAAGTGGAATAACTGAATATTTCAGAACAAAGTCTGCTGTTGATTCTGGTAAAGTTCAACAGCAGGCAGATAATATA